CTCTAAGGACATAATGAGTAATCACAAAAAAACTAGAAGCTCTCCGTGAATTAAAACGAAGAGAAAAGATTAAAGAATACACGGGTAACTTTGAGACATTCGCCAAAGAACAGATCCGTATTCTCCCAAAGGACTCCAGAGAGGGGTTCCAGCCTTTTGTTTTTAACGAGGCACAACACATTGTAAATGATGCTATTGAAAAGCAGTTGAAAGAAACTGGTAAAGTAAGAGCTATTATTTTAAAAGCTAGACAGATGGGTTTATCAACCTATTCAGCTAGTAGAGTATTTTGGAAATCATATTTCAATAAGTATAATAAGTCTGTTGTTATGGCTCATGATAGTGCCACTTCTGACGCTCTATTCACTATGTCTCGAAATATTATTTCCCACATGACGGATGAGTTCCGTCCAGAATTAAAGAAGTCTAACGCCAAAGAGATTATGTTTGAACATAATGAGAGTGGCTATAGGCTGTATACTGCGGGTTCTCCTGAGGCGGGTCGGGGTATTACTCCTACTATTGCCCACCTTTCAGAGGTAGCTTTCTGGCTTCATGATGAGAAGATCTTGGCTGGCTTATTCCAAGGTATTTCACAGGCGGATGGTACCGAGGTTATTCTTGAGAGTACTGCTAATGGTGTAGGTAACTCATTTCATAGATTATGGCAGGGTGCTGTAGCTGGAACTAATGAGTATATTCCGATCTTCGTACCTTGGTTCTTGATGATTGAGTATCGAAGAACAGCTCCTGAGGGGTTTGAAAGAACAGAAGAGGAAGAAGTATTAGTCACCAGATATAATCTTGATAATGATCAACTATACTGGAGAAGACTAAAGGTAGCTGAGGGTGGGCTGGATAAGTTCCGTCAAGAGTACCCTAGCACTCCTGAGGAAGCTTTTATTGTTTCTGGTAGTAACGTATTTAACGTAGAGAAACTTTCAGCATTAGTTCCACAACCTATTTTGTCCCAGATGGACTTTAACTTTGAGTCTCAGATGATGGAGCAAAAGAGAAATGGATCGATTGAAATATTTAAGTATCCTACTTTTGAAGATTCTTTTGCTATTGGGGCTGACGTTAGTCTCGGGGTGGGGAAAGACTACTCGACGGCGGTGGTAATGAATGCTAAGAGGGAGGTGTGTGCTGTATACAGAAATAATAATATTGACCCTTCTCAGTTTGGTGATCTGTTATTTTATCTCGGTCGCTATTACAACAATGCACTCCTTGCTGTGGAATCAAACAGTATGGGTATCGCCACTCTGAATAGACTAACTCAAATGGGTTATGTCAACATGTATTTCCAAACTAAGATAGCTAATGTCTCAAAAGAAGAAGGAACCCGTATTGGGTGGAGAACTACTATGGCGTCTAAACCCGCTATTATTGGTTTCTTAAAGAATGCTATTGAGCAAGATGATATCTGGATTCCTTCCCGAGTTATTATCGGGGAGTTGATGAACTATGTGGCGGATGATAACGGACGTACTAACGCTATTGTGGGGCATAATGATGATACTGTCATTGCTCTCGCAATTGTTCTCGAAGTGATTAGAACTCACGGAGACAGATTAACAACTAATAAAGTATCCTTCACACAAAAGATAGGATCCTTTGAACCGGATAATACAAGGTGGTTATAAATGGCTAAAGATCCAAGATTAGAAAGAGCAGGAGTATCTGGGTTTAATCAACCCAAACGTACTCCTAATCATCCTACTAAGAGCCACGTTGTTGTGGCTAAAGTTGGTGATAAAATTAAAACCATTCACTTTGGTCAACAAGGTACTCAGGGTAGCCCTGATGGTTCTAAACGTAATGAAGCGTTTAAAGCGCGTCATGCCGCTAATATTGCTAAAGGTCCACTATCTGCAGCGTATTGGGCTAATAAAGTAAAGTGGTAATATGGCTATAGATTTAAAATTGACTGGTGAACAAAAGAAGCAAATGCAAGCTTTTGTTAAACCAACTCCACAGGGCAAACTAGTGAACCCTAATGAAAAAGTAGGCGAGAGGTCTGAAAGAACTCTTCCTATCAGAGGTCGCTAAGGATTTAGTTTAGCGTTAGCTAAGCTAACACATATATCCC